TCCAGTTGGGAGTGTTCCTCCACATATTCCATATCGATATAATAAACATTTTGCAAAATTATTTTCAGTCAAAGTATCATTCGCATTTAAATATGTGGTATCTGAATTTATCGATGTCGATCCACTTATGCTTAATCTATATGGGTCAATTATGACATTATAAGAATTGTAAAAATAAAGAATACTTCTATCATATGATTCTTTGTGTAGAATATTTGTATAATCTACCAATGATGTTTTTGCTCCTTGATCATTGAAAGACAATGGCACTACTGTTCCATTTTCTTTATTCTGTCTGGCAAATAGAATATAATCTCCATCTGCAAATTGACCACTTCCACACACTCCTCTAATTTTTCTAAAATGTGGATCGTAATCAGAAACATGTCGATATATTCCAGCGCAAATTCCTGCTGCCGATCTATTTGCTCCAGTAATGCCAGTTAAACCAGTTACCTTTACAAATATATCTCCTGGTTTGATATCTGGCAAAGCAGGAATATAAAACGCTTCCCCACCAAATTTTGCTTCTTTTTTCTTAAGATATTCTTCTTGGGATATAAACCAATCGGTTTTGACATCTGAATAACCATTTACCAACATTATTAACCAAGAGAGAGAAGTATTTCCATAAATTTTAGCAGAAACTATTTCTGGAGTTTCTGTATCTTGAATATAATAATCTTCAAAGGCGGGACTAGATTCTACATTTGTAAACTCTATATGTCTAAAAATATCAGATAAAGTTATATCTTTACCGCCTATATTATAGATCAATTTATCATAAATTTTAAATAACATTTATTATCCTTATGGTCATGGTGTAGCTGTTGGGGGATTGGAATTATTAATTCCAGTTGTAACCATAATAGTAGAACGGTTGGCAATTTTAATTCCTGTTTCTCCATTCAATTCTGTGGATCTGAATGCTGGTTCCAACTCGGCAAAACTTAAAGTCAAAGTGTATGCGATAGGTTTCAATAATTGTTTTCCAGGATATCCGATTGCAGCAAGAGAATTTGTATCAAATGCGGTTTGTCTAAACTTAACACCACGCAAAACAGATAATTGTGGTTGTCCAGTCCAATCTTGATCATATTTTCTTTGATCTATTGGTCCAATTCCAAACACCCATACTGGGGGATGGTATGCTTTAGTTGAAGTTAAACTAAAAATAGATCTTGCGGTTGGCAATGACAATGCTTCAAATGCTCTGATTATTTTTGCAGCAATCATAGAATCTTCCACCGTAATACAAGGAAGTTGAAATCTCATTTCAAATGATCTTGATGGTCCTGCGCTTTTGTATTGATTGTCGTTTTGATCTAATTCTATTTCACTTGCAAGTCCAGTAGCATTGCTGAATGCCAATTCAAGACCATTTACTATTTGAGTTATTTCGTTTGCCGCAGATTGAAGATTCACACCAAGAGCAGTTTCTGCCGCATCTGATATTGCATCGCCAAGAACTGAAGAAAATAAATTCATTGAAGAAGTTTTGTCTGCTTGATATCTGTGATTATTTGAGGTTTCAAATGAGGTAGGTGCTGGTAAAAATATAGCTGCTTTCTGAAATGTCCTAAGTCCAGGTATAGTATCAAATCCTCCTCCACCCTGAGCATTTGTTAAAGTTGCAGCTCTACCAAAGGCGGAAGAACTATATTCATAGCAATAAAATTTCATCCAAAGTGGAATTTTTGTCCTAATATCATCAAGGGCAGGAAAAATCAAATTTAAAGATCTTTCTGTCAATGATGATGCATTTGTTCCTGGTAATACTGCCATGTGTACTCCTAAATAATTTTATGCCCTATAAAACAAATTTTACACCAAAAAATCCTACAAAATATATAGGCGACATCAGTAAGATAAATTGTCGTTCATTATGGGAAAGAAAATTTTGTAAGTTTCTAGATGAAAACAAGAATATACTTAGGTGGTCCTTTGAGACATTGAAAATACCATATATGAGTCCTGTGGATAAACAAGTTCACATATATTTTCCAGATTTTATAGTGGAAAAGAAAAGCAAAGACGGAACCTTGCAGACTTTGGTCGTTGAGATAAAACCACACAAACAGACAAAAGAACCAAAAATTGGAAAAAGAAAGTCCAAAAAATCAATCTTAAATGAAAATATTACTTATGCTATAAATACTAGTAAGTGGAAAGCAGCTGAAGAATTCTGCGCTCAACATTCCTGGAAATTTGTAATACTAACAGAAAAAGAATTATTCGATGGCAACCCCAACACTAAGTAACGCTATAACGCAATTTAGGCAAGATGTACTAAAAAGAGGTGGACCTCAAATTGCTGCAAAATATAAAGTAAGATTGATGCAGGGAGATTCCTCCTCAATCGACTGCTATCCATTAAGTATAGTTATTCCAGGAAGAGGATTCGTATTTTATCCACATGATCTGTGGGGTCCAGATAGAAAAATACCATATAAAAGAAATTATACCCAATGTCATATGACATTCATAGTTTATCAAGATTGGTCGGAAAGAACATTCATTGAACAATGGATGAATAATGTCATACAGCACACAAATACAAGTGGATTGCCAGCTACTAGTCAACAGGCGGCATTTCAAACAAATCCAACCAGAGATCGAACAGAAGACCAAGCGACAAATGCTTTGATAAATAGCTTGAATTCTGGAGCATTAATGGGAAACGCCGCTTTTAATCTGAGCAATTATGATGATTACACGAATTATTCCCAAGGAAAAGGTACAGTTGTAATTGAATGTTTGAATTCTAGACTGAATTCTGTAAGCAATATGACTATGTATTTGAAGGAATCGTTTCCAGCACAAATAAGTCAATCAAGTATTAGTTCAGAGACTGGTTCATATCCAACATTTAATGTTACATTCCAATTCAATGATTATTACTATGTTCCATATGGAACATTATCACTTACATCATTAGAGCAAACAGTAGCTATAGCTCCAGGCGTAATTGCATAATATAATAAATTTAAAATGAAAGGTTATTATGAGAGAAATACTTGATAATATGAAAAATTGTTTGCCGAGATACAATACTCAGCAACCATCCACTGGATTAATTGTTACATACAGACCATTTACCGTCAAAGAAGAAAAAACACTATTGATGGCAAATCAAACTGGTTCTTATGAAGACTTCTTATCTACACTATGTGAAGTGATAGATAATTGTTTTGAATTGCCTATAAGCGCAAAAAAACTTCCTGTATTTGATGTTGAATTTTTCTTTCTAAAACTTAGAAGTAAATCGGTAAGCGAACTAGTAGAACCGACAATAACCTGTCCACACACCAAGGAAAAAATCAACATTTCTATAAATCTTGAAGATATTCAACCATCATTTGATCCAAATCACTCAAAGGATATTTTTATAAATTCCAACATTTTGGTAAAAATGAATTATCCATCTATTGAAAATATAATAAAAAGAAATAACACGAACACTGATTATTTTGATCTTATGGTCGAGTGCATAAAATCTATAGAAACAAGTACTTCAATACAGGAATCTGGAACTGCCTCTATTGAAGAGATGAAAGAATTCATCGAATTGCTAACCACGGAGCAATACAAAAAATTAATAAATTTTTTCAAAACCTGTCCAAAACTGGAACTTAAAGTAAAGTACACAACATCAGATAAAATCGATAGAGAAATAGTATTAAAAGGACTTAGAGATTTTTTTCAATAGGCCTCAGCCACACATCTTTAAATAATGCATTAAAGTTAAACTTTAATTTGATGTATGTCCAGAAACAGAATCTAGCGGAAATAGAAAGCATGATTCCTTGGGAAAGAGACATATATGTGGACCAACTGAGGCAGTATATAGAAGAACAGAATCTCAAGGCAATGCAAGATGCAGCAGAAAGATCATATGGAAGATAAAAGACAATTAGCAAATCAAGAATTACAGAACTCCTTGGATTCTGGCATTCTTTCATTTGTTCCGCCATCGCAAGAATCCTTTAAAATTCCAGATGCTCCCAAATTTGAAAATACCAATTCAGAAGGAAATGTCACAAATAATTTTAATGTGAATGTGAATGTGAATGGTGGTCAAAATACCACCAAACTTATTCAAACTGCGACATCAAATGCCATACAAAAAGCACTTCCAAATGTTGCTGGATCTCCAGAAGATATAAAAAAAAATTCATCAATAGGTTTTCAAACCACTTCAAATCTGGAATTAAAGGGGTTTGATTCTCCTATACTACAACAACCAGACATTTTAAAGAGTATGGTGCATCTCTATAGCAATACAGATAAATCTGCTACCAATTTATTCTTTTCAAATCTTTCCGATTTTCAAAATCCATCCATATCCCACTACACATATGGATCTAATCAAAACACAAATGAATTGAAAAGTACAAGTGAAACAATCAATCAATACGATAATACCAGAAATATAATAGATCAATCATCTGTGAGTCAACCACTACCTAATATATCTCCAGCAGGATATGTTTTTAACAATAATACAGAAAACGCAAATACAATAAATGAAAAATATGAAATTCTAAAAAATGCAATATATCCTCCAAATCAAATATCCAACACATCATCGAACTATACAATAGAAAATACAATCAAAAGTGAAAACAGATTCTATGATCGTAAATCTACAGTTTTGAATAACATAGTAAATGACGCAACTGCTAGTCAAAATAATTTCAATACTTCATTATATGAATCAGACCCGTCTTTGCATATAAGTCAATATTTGGATAGAAAAACCAATAATATTTCACAAAACTTAAATATTGAAAATAATATGAATTCATACCAAATGCTTAATCAACTCTCAGATAGAAGAGAACGATATGAGCAAAAAAGCATGAATGAAATGAATAAGACGATAAGAAGTATAGAATCAATGGCAAATATAAATGATAACGAGATAGACGATGTTGCAGATTCCAGAAGGATTTCGCCCCCAAGGGGAGCGGGTCCATCTTTTCCCGACATTGGTTATGATAATGCACCATTGACTCATATAAATGGAAATACAAAAAATAACATTCCTGAATTTATAGCAAAAATGAACAGACCTCCAATATGGAGGTCTGTTCTAGGATAAGAGAGAAAATGTGTTTAGCTATCTGCTAGTTTCTGAAAATAACTAAGAGCATCTGATTCATCATCAATATACTGTTCAGTTGGTTTCTTGGACTTCAGAGATGGTTTCTTCTCCACCATCTCTTCCGCTACATCTTCAGCAGTCTTAGTAGCATTTGGTGCTGTTGCACGAACATCACCACCAAGAACCTCTTGCATTCGTGCCTTAAGTTCATCGTATGACTTAAAGTTTGAAGCATCAAGGAATGGAAGTAGAGCATACTCAGACTTCCAAATCTTCTCCAACTTGGCATCATCATCAAACAAGACTGACTGAGAATCAAACTCAGACTTATCGTAATTTGTGAATCCACCAACCTTACGGATCTTGATTCGGAAGTTTGCACCCTTCCAGAAATCAAACGGATTGATTGGTTCTTCGTCGTTGAATTCAGGTTTCATTGCTTCCTGAATCTTTTCGAAGATCTTCGTTCCGTACTTGTAAAGGAATACCTTACCCTCATTCTGAGGATTTGCTGGATCAGATACAATGTAAACATTTGAGATATAAGTCAACTTACGCTTACGAATACGCGCAAGATCCTTATCTGACTCAAGACCTGAGTTCCAGAGTTGATTGTTGAGTTCACCAACTGGATCCTTCTGACCGATGGTGGTGAGAGAATTCTCAATATACCAACCACCTGGTCCTTGGAATGCGTGGTTGTAAACCTTTGCCCAAGGAACTTCCTCGCCATCTACTGTCGGAAGAAAACGAATGATTGCAAATCCGTTACCCGACTTATCCTGCTCTGGTCGCCAGAAGCGATCATCCTTAAACCCTTCCTTCGCCTTGGTCTGGTCATCCATCTTCTTGATAAGATCATCAATACCTGACTTCGACTTCTTCTTCATGTCTCCAAAACCCATACAACCTAACTTTCCCCAAGGATCTCCCTTGGACTGAATTACTAGGTGGGAACTCCCCACCTCTGTATTATACCATAAATACCCCTGATGTCAAGCAAAGGGTAGTTTGTTTTTAACCTTTGGTAAAAGGTTTAAATCTCTGCCTTCTTGTTCTAACTTTTCCAATAATGGTTGAGTTAAAAGTTTAGGAGCTAGAGAAAAATCATACGAGTACTCTTCAAAATAATGCACAACGGCATCTATATAAGAAGAATTAGTTTCTAGTACATAATTCTCAATTCTTTTAGAGAAATCTTCTTTGGTTACTTTGAATATCATACTACACATTATACCTCAAATAAAATACTAGTCAACCACTAGTATATATAATTGTAAAAGGAAATAAATATGCCCACCATTATAGGATATTCCGCAGACAATATAGAAGTTACAATTGCTTCTGGTACTGCTGTTATCGCAACAGATTTCGGTACTAGCGGAGATCAAGGTTTTAGTGCAGCTCACGCTCAAATTTCAAAATTAACATGGGGTGATATCAATAACACATATCGTGTTTCCGAAACATATCCACTTCCAACTAAACTATATGGAATTACTGGTGCTACTCTTCCTGTAAGTGGAACAATAAGTGGTACTGGAGATTTCTTTGTAAAGACAAATCCAACATCTCCTCTTATTGTAAAGGGATCAACATTTCCAAGTGATGCTCCAATTGGAATAACTGGGTCTATCCAAGGAATTCAAAATGGAACTCCTGTTGGTGTAACTGGATATATGAATATCCTAAATCAAGTTGCTATATTTGGAGTTAGTGGTGGAACTTCCATAGCAGTGACTGGTGGTAGAAGATTAAATTCAGCATCAGATAGCATTACAGTTATAGGAAATGTAGGTCTTTCTGGTGGATTGGCATTATCGGCATCCACAAATTCCGTATCAGTTTATGGTCCTGCTGGTGGAACATATGTCTATGCAAATGTTTATGCTGGTGGAACTGCAATCGGAGTGTCTGGAGATGCTCTTAAGGTTGCTGTAACAAATGCTGGATTCTCATTTGCTGTTTCTGTTTCAGCGACCACTGGAGTAACAAATGATACTGCTGGTGGTGCTCTTAGAGTACAAGGATATACTGGATCTGGCGGATATCCATTGACAATCAAAGGAAGTCTTGCTGGTGGTGCAGTAGAAATTGGCGCATATAGCGCAGTTCCAGTTGGAATATCTGGTACAGTATCAATCAATGACACTGCTCTTATCTCCGAAATAGATTCTCTTAAGACGGATATTGGTACTGTTGCAACAAATGCTGGATATGCTCTTGATATTTTAAATCTGATCAACGCTTCTGGTAATGGTGCTAAAGTAGTAATAAACTCAATCAATAGACCAAGCAGAATATCACATGGTCAAAAGTCATTGACTACATCTCCTGGAATATTAGGAACCGATACACTGAGAACTGGAATTACTTTGAAATCGCCAAATAGCAATTCAGTGGATATTTACATAGGAAATTCTTTATCAGTATCTCCAACTACAGGATATATCTTAACTCCAGGCGAATCGATTTATCTTGAAGTATCATCATTGGCATCGGTCTTTGCTAGAAGTGCAACTGGAACTGCTATACTGGTTTACATTGGAACCTAATGAGATCGTATAGACCAACAACAACTTCTGTAAAAGAAAATAGCAAAGAAAAATTAGTCTTTGTTAGAGAAGGTGTTCTTTATGGTTTAGTCATTGAAAAATCAAAGATTGATCCAACATCAATCAATAGAGGAATTGTATCCACTCCATCTATAGTATATTATTCAAATAATACAAAATGTCTTATTGATTATTCAAATCAAACAAATAAAGATTTAGATACCAAATTGACAGATTATTTTTCTCAAATTGAAAATGGAACAGGACTTACTTTATACAATGCAACATATAAAGATACAAATTCAAATATAGTTGCTGATCTGAGTGGAAGTTATACTTTTAGAAGTTATTACAATGGAATAATAGAAGCAGATGTAAATTCAGTTACTACTTTATCTGAAAGAATCAACAGATACGATAAAAATCGATTTGATGAAATTCCTTATTTTGTCGCACAAACACTTACAGAAGGCATTGAGACAAAAACAATAATTAAAAATAAACTTGGAAAGAATACAAGAAATTCATTTGAATATCTTGGAATAAGAGTTGGAGACTATGTAAAACTTACTGATATATCATCTCAACTGAAAGTAATAGAGATGACTGTTGATTCTGATGGAAATGAATATATTACTGTAGATAAAGAATTAGATGGAACTGACCTTACAAATTTAAAAACTAAAATTGACATATATTATTCTGTAATCGATTCTTATACCACTCCTCCAGATCTAACCGAAACAGAAACAGGTGCATGTATAGAATATCATAATGGCATAATTATAAGTTGTTCAAACAATCATACATTATCACAATGTAGGTTTAGATCCAGCACAACAAATTCAATAACGACAGAAATAACTTTAAATACATTTTGCTCAACCCCAGAAACAGACACTTCTATACAAAGAAGTTCAACAGATAATCTTGTTCAATTGACAACAACCCTTGCAAATGCAATTAATAATATATCATCAAGTTCTGGTGTTGCAGGAGTTATCAATAAAAATGGAAACACAAAGAACGGGTTCTATGGAAGACCGTTCTAAATTATCTTTATTTCTATTGGATTTAATTTAAATTTATCCAACATAGATTTGTTGATAGTATTGAACGCTTGAGTGGATTCATATAAAACACAAAGGGTTACGGCATCCGTTGAGACACCGTAACCCTTTATTGTACACTCAGGTTTTGATTCTATAAATCTTTTGGGTTTTCCACTTAACTCAAGAAATGAGTAAGTATATGTTGCTTTTAGCATGTACCCATATTTATCGAATCACTTCTTTCCAGAAGCAATCTTGCAGCACTTGCTGGATTCACATTCGCGTGAGCAATCACGAATATCCTCGCGAAGATCACGCGCAGTATCGTCAATGTGACGGTAGACTGCATCGAAGTCGCGATAGATGTCATCGCGCTCACGATCCTTATCCTTTGGACATGGTTGTGACCAAATAGCAAGAATGAATGCAGTGAAGAGAGTGATGACTGAAGCGGCATTGAATCCTTCAATGTAACCCTGCTTAAGAGCACCTGAGCAGATGAGAGGGAACACTTGCATTGCGAGTCCTGCAAAAGCAAGTCCGATAATAAAACTACGATTCTTCATGATCTTATTTCCTTTCAGTTTGAAACAATAAAAACTATTCGCCGCACGGTAGTAAAATGGATACCACTCCCAGTTGTTACCCTTGATCTTGAGTTGCCACAAGAGTTTATTTGAAACTCTACGAATTGATGTATGGTGTCTGTTCATAATAAACATTCCTGAGAGGACTCGAACCTCTGACCATCGGTTTAGAAAACCGATGCTCTATCCAACTGAGCTACAGGAATATGCTCCTATTATACCATAGGAACCACTACTTGTCAAGCCTTAGACTGTAAGTTTAAGACCAGATCCTGCAAGCGGATCTACTACCTTTTTACCAGGAACTACAAGACCATTAACCACTACACTGGTAAAATGTTCAGCAAGTTCCTTTTGTGGTTCAATTGTAAATACAAGATGACGCTTTTCCAAGGTTACCCCATCTTTTGTATCTGCATATGGCAACCATCGTGCTAGAAGGAGTTTACCTTCTGGTGATGGAATAAGTACAGATGCATCCTTGAGAGTAATGGTATCGCCATTATCAGTAAGGTTTGAAATAATTTCTTCTCCGCTAGTCAAACGAACAATCTTCACGCTCATGATTTACTCCTTAAGTAAGTGTACATTATACCATAAAAATTAACAATGTCAATCAATTCTTGGACATAACAGCAGATTTGTGTTTTGCCCAATCCCAATCTGTTCTGACATTTTTATTTTGTTGCCACGATGCTTTGAGGATCATAGGATCTAATCCATATGTTTCCATAATATGAATCAATGAATTAATATCCTTTGGAAAACATGTACCACCGAAACCCCTATCGCCGTCATGACCAGGAACAGATGTGTGTGACTTTGCAATTCTACCATCGCTCAACACACCATCCATTACCAAATTCCAATCTAGATCTAACTTGTCAGATAACAGTTTAATTTCATTGAAGTAAGAAACTTTGGTAGCAAAGTAGCAATTACATGCATATTTCACAAATTCAGATTCATTGGAATCCATTGTCAATATCAATGACCCTTGGAATCTCTTGGTATAGAGATCATGCAATTCTTGGTTTGTGTTTCCATCATAGAATGGAATACCGATTATATGTCTAGAGGATGTAATAAAATCAATCTTTGCATTCTTTGCCGTTAAGAATTCAGGAGAATGTACTATATTAATATTTGGATATCTTCTATAAAATTCTCTTGTCATTCCAATAGGAATGGTTGATTTAATCACAAATGCATTATCTGTTCTTTTGTTCTTTGCTGCAATCTGTTCAAAGACAGTTTCAACTATAGAAAGATTACATTCTCCACCCTCAACATCGACCATTGGTGTTGGGACACAAATGAATACAATATCTTGATTTATTGTTTCTTCAAATGTATTGGTTGCTCTATTGGCATCCAAGTCAAATATTTTTACATTGCAATCCTGCTTGAAAGCATAAACAACAGCACTTCCAACAAATCCGTTTCCTATTACTCCAATCGAACTCATGATATATAATCTCCTATTAATTTATTCTGAACATCTAAACAATAATCTATCCCAAAATGTACAACTTGGGGGTTTTTCGATAGGCCAACAGGTGCAACAGGTATCTGGAATTAGTTGTTTATTTTTTGGATCAATTGCTCTTGCAGCACCTTTTTCTATTTCTTTCATTGGTAAAAGCATATCGATGCATCGACCATCTTTAGTTGCTTGAATATATACTAATTCTGTTCTGTTTATTTCTTTTGGCATAATTGAACTCTATTATAGTCATATGTATATGATTTGTCAAACACAATCCTTATTGTGTACAGATATAAAATGTGTACTTTTTAATTTAAATAAATACTATATAACCTAAAAGGGGAGAACAATGGCAAAATATCTATGGGTAGGAAGTACAGCATCAGCATATCCTGGACCAATGGCAGGAGCAAGTGCTTACATAAACGCAAATTTGGTAGATCAATATAATTTCAATAAAGCTGGCAACTGGCTAGTCCAAGTAATACAATTTGGTCAGATTCGCTGGGTTTCAACTTCAGCAACACCTGGTGGTGGAGATACCGTAATTTTCGGAGGAGAATTCTTTGGTGCAGCACCAGGATTAAGTGGATTCGAATCTAATGGTTGGACTGCGGCAAGAAGTCCTTGTTTGTTCGGAGGATTTAGCGGTGGAGTCGGAAATGGTTCTTGGTCAAATACTTCAGGAGTTGGTGCAGGAACTTCATTCAGCACACCATTGCTTGTAATTCAAGGAAATCTAGAAAAGGGATATAATTTCCCATTCCTTGGTGGAGGTCTTACTGGAGATGTTGCATTATGGGCATCATACCGCGACGGCATCTCTGCTGCTGGACCAGGTTGGTATGTCAAGGCATATTCTTCTGGTGTCAGAGATCCTCAAGCAAACTTGAAATTAAAGTGGAAGAATTTCAATCAGATTTGGAATAACAGACCACTGGGAGCTGCTCCAGGAGAAACCGCAGGAGTTACATATACCAATACATTCATCTATGATTTTGATGGTGTTAAGGCATTGACCCAAATTGGAGCATCTGGTGCTTGTGGTGCTACAGCAAACTTTGGTACAGTATCAAATATCCTGAATTTTAGTGGTAAGGGTGGAGCAGGTCTTAGAATTAGATCTGGATCTATAAATACTGTTTATATTAATCCACAAGGCCCTGGAGCAAATGCTGAAGAAATTCAATATTCAACATATGGTTCATATAACGATTGTGGTGTTGAATTGTACAATTCGTTTGTCAAACAACTCTATATTAATAAGTGGCAAGCAACTTATGTCAAGGGTTGCACTCTTGGAAATGTAGATGTATACCCAATAGCATTGAGTGTCACTAGATATTCAAACCCACCAAGATATGAAGGTCAAGCACCTGTTGAAATTGCCAGCAATATTGATGTTAATGCAACATTGACTGATATATTGGGAGGATTGACTTGGTCTAGTTCTGACTATTCACAATATATGGGAAATCTAAATCTTCAACTTGCAGCACCAACTGTAAGAATAAATGCAATTGGTGATATAGTTTCTTCGCCATCACTACAATCAGTAAATAGACACACTGTAGTTGTAGGTGATCGCATTTCAAATGCAACCATAACAATTCCAAAGATTAATATCTATTCTGGATTGGTTACTGGTCTTTCTGGTTCTAATGGATCTGCAACTGAAGTAACTGGTATATTCCCATATATGCCATGGGCAGTTGAATATGCTGGAACAGTATTGGTTACCACAATGTTCAATTATGGTGGTTCAATTTACAGCAATTCAGATATTAGTCCAGATGCAACATTGAATATTTCTGAAATTTACCTTTCAGATACTGGAACACTAGACTTCTCGAAACGATTCTCAGGATTTGATCAATGGTTGATCGGAGGTTTGTGCGCATCAAACGGACAAATCTACGGTGGAATCATATTCAATGATGAAACTGGTAAAGTCTTAGGAAGTGCTGGAGTAAGATTGTGGAATACCCAGACCAAGGCAAACAATACGATTAACACTCGTATTCCTTCTGCTCCACCTTCTTCAACTCAACCACCAACTCTTGCAGTATAAGTTGGGTAATATACCAAAGGAAAAGGGAGGGGAAACCCTCCCTTTTTCATTTCATCAAGGTTTATTTATAACTTGCTGCAATGCTTGAGATACTTCACTCAACCGCTTATTGGCAATTGCTATTTCTCCAGCAATGTGTTGAAGTTCTTTATTAGTTTCTCCCACAAGAATACCTTTATCCTTGTGAGAATTATTGTACATCTGTTCTAGATCATCGATCTCATGTTTCATTGGAAAATGCTTGAGGCATTCTGATGCCCTTTTGCGAACTTCTTTTGAAACCCTTGGAGTCTTTCCAGGATTTAGCAATTCGAATAGGAATTCCCTATTCTTACGCATTGAGATGAACCATTCATTTGGTAGTGTCATAATATACTCCAATCGGGGTAGCTGGATTTGAACCAACGACTTCTTGCTCCCAAAGCAAGCGCACTACCAAGCTGTGCTACACCCCGTAAGCCATCTGTGAGATTTGAACTCACGACCTATGCTTTACAAAAGCATGGCTCTACCGCTGAGCTAAGATGGCAAACTCTCTGAACTGGGATCGAACCAGCGACATCGAAGTTAACAGCTTCGCGCTCTACCATCTGAGCTATCAGAGAATGGATGGTGAAGGACTTGCACCTACGAAGACTAAAGCCAACAGATTTACAGTCTGTCCCCTTTGCTGCTCGGGAAACCATCCGTTTCCGTGATGAAGGACTCGAACCCTCTTGATGACCTCCAGATGCGCGGTCTGATCATGTCACAGAAATACCCTAACGGGGACTCGAACCCCGACTCACTGCCTTGAAAGGGCAGGGATTTAGCCAGTTAATCTATTAGGGCTCTTTCACATACTTGTCATAACCATTTCGAATATTGTCAAACTTGTGATAAAGATCCACATAGTAGTTCTTGCAAGCACTGTAGTGATCGATGTGCATGATCTCGGAATTCAGATTGATCTTCAGATCCATCATGTCAGCCCTGAGATTATTCACCTCAGAGTTGAACTGCTTCATCGAATGGAGCATGAATTCCATGTCCTCGCACAGCCTCTTGTACTTCTTCTCAAGTTCTCCCTTTGGGAGTACATCGGGAAGATCTTCATCCTCGTATTCTTCAATATATGCCATATTTACCTCAAGCATGTTCTATTCTATGACAATTCGCACACATTATAACGCATTTCTTTATCTCTTCCTCAAGGATATTCTGAGGCACACCTGATCTTGCAATACGCGAGATATTGTGCTTCTTATCCTGAAGATGATGGAATTCTAGTGCCGCTGAGTGTGAATTGAATCCACATTTACAACAGCCTTTTTCCATCTTGAGCCTAGCAATGAACTCTGCGTTCTTCTTTGCCTGCTTTATGTCTTTCATAGATTCAACATCTATGATTATTTATATTTACTCATTTAACATCATCGCACCTTCTTGCTCATCGTCGCTTCCGAACACCAATCATACCAGCAATCCCGATCAGTGCAAGTGCCGATGGTGCAGGAACAACCGTATAGTCGATGTTGTCGATGGCAAGGTG